CAGATTGATCCATACTATCTGCTGAAATAACGAATGCACCTTTTGATGCCCTACCATTTTGGAAAAATAGTTTCTTATAAGTATCAATCGCAATATGGGTAGTTACAGAATTGATAATAGTATCAAGTGGTGTTACTGGATATCCATTATGTTCTATATCAGTAGAAGGATATAGATTACAAACTAGCATTTCTTTATGAGTAAACGCTGTTCTTGGTTGATGATCGATTACTTGTACCCAAGCATACTCATCATTTCTTAATGCTTCTAAATTTATGTTAGTTTGTTCACCAGTAAGCTCCGAAATAAGTTTTAACGCTTCTTCTCTTAGACCATTATCTAATTGATCACCTTTACGAATTGCCCTAAAAATGCTACCAGCATCTCTTGGTCTAAAACGATGAAATGGATAATTTCCTTCGGCGTCTGGAGCCTTAGATCTATCGTAAATAATTTCAGTAGAAAATTGGGCAAAGGAAAGACCATTTCTAGTAGACTGATCTAGAAAATCAGCTAGGGACATTTTCTCGTGATCTTCAAGGCCTTCTGTATGACCGCAATTTAACAAAAGACTTTCGGCACGTTTCATTCGCTCAAGAACTTTTTCATTCTGTTCTGGATTTAGAATTTTATAAAATTCAGGTTTAATAGCTAATTCTAGACCAATATCAAACCTATCACGGCGAAGATGTCCAAAAAGAGAAACGTGCGATCCGCGAGCACGTAGAATTGCAGCAATAAGATGATCGCTTACTCTAATTTGCTTGATTATACTTGGAGGAAGAAGGCCCTTCCTATACTTATAAAGACCTTCGTAATTTGCAGTAGAAACTGGAGATTCACTAAAAGCAAGAGCTGGAGCTTTAGCATTTGCACTTTGTGAGCGTCCCAAAGCTTTATTTATAACTTCAGCCAATGGAGATTCTTCGCCTTTTTTAAGAACCTCTTCCAATGTTAAATCGATAGGAGCACCAAATTCAACAACCATATTGGCTTTTTTTAGGGATTGTTCATTAATCCTAGCCAATGCTTGTTTTAAGTCTATTTTAGGTTTTGGATCACTCATTTATTACTCTATTGCTGCAAAAAAGATGTCAGCAGGATTTATAGCCGAAGAATTCGTCACTACTACGGATGTTATATCACAAGATGTCATAAATACACCTGGAGAAATTACCGTTCCGTTAACAAATGGATTTACTACAACTGTAATTGTTCCATTAATTAGTAGGGTTAGTTGAGAATCAGTCTCTAGATATAGGAATTGATAAGGACTAGATCCTGTAAAAAGTGTAGTAGAAGACGATACCGGAATAGTTATAGATTGGGAAAGAACATCATCTGAGGAAATATTGGAAATGGCTCTGTTCCAGCGAAAAATACTTTGAGCTGGATTATTTGTAATATTGCATCCAGTGCCATTGCTGTTATAGCTGTTTAAGCTTATCGATAAATTAAAAATACTCATTATTAAGATCTTTCTTTATATAAGGAAAATGTAAATCCTTTTATTTGTTTATATTTTCCTTGTAAATTATTACAAATATTACTAGTAGAAGTATTCAAAGAATTCGCTGCAGAAGAAATTGAATCATATATAATTCCATTTTCATTACATATAATTGATATTTTTTTTAAATCATTTCTTTTCTTAAAAATTTCTCTATTATGGTTTGGCTTTCCAACACGGCTATTGGAAATATTTAATTTATGATCTTTAGTTAATTTTTTTCCTTTATGAGATTCTGATATTTTCTTTTTAGATTCTTCTGAATGTTTTTTTCCATAAAGAGGATGCCTTGATCCTTTTCTACCCATTCTTTTCTTAGATTCTTCGGAAAATTTGGGTCTTATTCCACCAGTCATTAAATTATAGCCATTTGGGGCTAAACTATTAAATTTATTAATATATTCTTCTTCTTTTTTATTTAATTCTTCTAAATTTTCAGCAAAATCGACAATTTCTATATTAAATCCATCAATACCATATTTTTTAATAGCATTTGATAATGCTAAGGAATGTCTATTACCATTGCAATGTTGTTTCCAGCGTAGCTTTAACGATTTTACGGTTTGTCCAATATATATCTTGTTGTTGATTTTATTGGTTATTTTATAAATTATCATATCAATATAGCCTATATATAAAGATTGCCGTTTTAAGCGAAATTTCAATAAAATTTAATAATTTCATATATTTACCAACTAAAGTAAAATCCGTTCTTTTTCTTAGTGGCGAGAGCTTTTGGACCCAAAGTGACACCAGTGGCCGCTTCTACTGCCTTTAGGAAAGAATTATTGGTAGTTTGAGCAACTTGTTCAGCTGTAGTTTTAGGCTCAGATACGGCATGGGACAATCTACCAGCGCCTTTAACAGGAAATTTGTTTTGAGCAATATATCTAGTCATATCTGCAATGTCTGCTATTCCGGGTTCATCGGCAGGTTTATCAGTAGGTTCCCCTGATGAATCTAAAATGAATTTATGTTTAGATAATGCACTAATCCATTTTTTGTTATTTTCTGTAGCAATAATTTTAAGTTTACGTCTACCTGTACCATCTACTATTTTAGCCCTAACTGCTGAAATTCCACCAATAACGTCTTTAGTAAATTTTGGACATTTCATTCCATCTTTATTAAATGTAACCATATATTCAGGACGTGCCTGATCTACCCACCATTTAGATGGTTCATATTTGTCACGAAATTTTTGAGCTACTTCAAAAATATCAGAAAATTCCATACCTGGAGCAGAAAAACAATCAAGTAACCAGGCCTCATCCATTGGATGTGCAGTTATTCCAATAGAAGCTTCATGTGTGAAGCCCCAGTCAACTCCGGCATTTATGTCTATTTTGTTTTTCTTAATTTCGAGTAAGAGCATCTCTTCAGTTGCACCAGCAAAATCTTTATTAGTCAATATTTTATATGCTTGTCTTATGCTAATTACATTGGTTACATTTGGATCTATATTTTGTGTAGTAACCAATCTAGGATAAACTAGTCCAGTACTTCCAGGTTTCCAGCACATAAGCTGTGCTTCAGCTGTGTCGGGATCGTTTTCACGAAATTTCTGAATTACAGAAGTAATAGGTTTATAAAATCCACCTTTACATTCAGAAGGTTTATCTGCCAATCTCATACGACAAACTGGCAATAGTGGACATTTAATGCAGCCACCATGAACATTTTCAATTTTATCAAACTTTTCCTGTTCAGGGCCAGATAAAAAATCAAATTCTTTTTGATCAAGTTGTCTCAAAGGAAGATTTTTGGCTACATATCTAATTTCTTTAGGAAGTTCTGGTTTATGTCTAGTAGATGGACATGCTTCCGTAACATCTATAATATTCCAAGAAAGTAATTTATAATTCAAATCATCAATACGACCAATAATATCACTCATGTTACCAAATGCGTATTTTCTAGTTGAAAGAAAAATACTTAATCCATAAACACCCTTTGAAAAACCAATAATATTTTTAGCTTCTTTTAACGCTTCAGGATCTGCAAGGTCAAGTTCGTCTAGGAATAAAGCTTGACAATGCAAACTATTCATGCCTTTTTTTGTACAAATAAGAATTTTAATATATGGATTTTTCTTAGAAGGAGTAGTAAAGGACATTGTACGTTTGTTAGCATCAGCCTTTGCCCATCCTCTATTAATCATTAGAGGTTCAACTTTAGAAAGAAAAGAATAAATATAGCTTAAGCCTACAGATGATTGTGTTTCAGTAGCAGCAGCATGAGAAATTTCCAATTCAAAATGCAAAAGAAGCATAACTTCTAATAAAGCGACAGAAACTGTCTTCATGCCCTCACGACAAGACATTAGAACATAACCAGAAGGACTTTCATCTCCTCCACGGTTATTCTTAAAATTTTCGTAAATTTGCCAAATAGAGTTCAATGGACTACTTGTGGAATCAGGATCTACGTTTTCCAAAGGAATAATTAAATCTAAGAAAACTTCAATCCAATTTTTGATTTCCTCTACGGATTCACATGGCGTGAATAATAATTCTGTATATTCATCCAATTGATCTTTATTTAAAGTAGAATAGTCCATTATTGATCTTTTAATTCTTTTATTATGTCTCTTTTGGCTTTTTGTCTTGGAGTCTTTTTGCCATGTTTGCCTTGTACTTTATCATTAAAGCCACAGCATATGCCTTCGCATATTTTAGTACATTCTCTTCTTTGATAAGGCTTCATAATCATTAAAGATTGTGGTTTCTATATCCTATATATCCTATATATCATATTTAACTTAATTATTAAGAATATATCTTTTTGAGCACAAAATGGGAATAATTATGATATATCCAATTAAGACTAATTATCTTAGGAGTTTAAATGACGTTCCGTAAGGCTAAAAGCGCACCAAAAGTTTACATTTCTGATCAAAAAGCTATCAAAGAGTTGGTTATAAGTACACTTAGCAAGGTAAGTAGAGCTGTAGGTGGGACAATGGGGCCAGGAGGGAAGGTAGTTCTTATTGAAAGTGACATGCCTGGAGTTCCTGATACCATCACTAAGGATGGAGTATCCGTATTTAGGTCCCTAGGTGCCGCAAATGCTTACGAACACGCTATTATTGGTGCAGCAAGGGACTGTGCTCAAAAGACCTCTGAAACGGCTGGAGACGGCACCACAACAGCCACGGTCCTATCCCATGCTATTGTTGAAGAATTGTATGCCTTTTGTGATAAAAATAAGAAATATTCCCCTCAAAAAGCCGTTCGTCATATCGCCAAGGCTACCAAAGATCTTCTAGTTCCATATATTCGTTCTAGGGTGACTTCAATTTCTGAAGAAAACAAACATCTTTTACACATGGTTGCAAAAGTTAGTTCTAATGGCGATTCAGACATGGCCGATGCAGTAATTAAAGCTTTTGATTCTGTAGGTATGGGCGAAGGTTCTCATATTACTATTAGACAAGTAAATGGCGATCCTGGATATAACGTAGAGGCAATTGATGGATTTCCACTTCCTATTGGATACGAAGAATCAATCGGAAAACTACATACAGCATTTATTAACGATCAAGCAAAACAAAGAATTTGTCTTAAAAAGCCATTATTTGTACTTTTCGATGGTCAACTTAATGATCTTGGCCCTCTTTACGATCTTTTTACTCAATTAAGTCATTTTGTTTCTACAGAAAGAAAAGAAGAATATAGAAACGTTGTTTTAATTGCCCATGCTTTTAGTGATAGAGTTATTTCAGATCTTGCTTATAGTTGGGCACATGCTGATACTTTGAATATTGTACCATTACGTACTCATATGGCTCAATTTCAAAATAGCCAAACTCACGTATTGCATGACATATCTGCCTTTACTGGAGCCAAAGTATTTGGGCTTAAAGATCCTATTCAAAAAGTAACCGTAGAAGATCTTGGTAGTGGAATGGAAGAAATTGAAATTTACAGATTTCGAACCAACATTGTTGGAGAGCCAGATGAAACTAATGTAGAAGTTAGGTCTGAAGAATTAACAGAACAACTTAATTCCGCAGAAAGCATTGCAGAAAAAACTTGGCTTCAAGAACGTATTGGAAAAATAACTAATGGTATTGCCAGATTAACTATTTATGGTGGTTCTACTGGAGAACTTAAAGAAAAACATGATAGAGTAGAAGATGCAGTTCTTTCTTGTCGTTCCGCCTTAACGCATGGCTGTCTTCCAGGCGGTGCTAGGATTGCAATAGACATGGCTATTCTTCTATGCACAGAACTTCCCGAAGGAGATCCTGCTATGGAAGTTCTTTCTAAGGCCTTAATGTCTTTGCCTTATAAACTATTGGATAATTCTGGATACAATGAAGAAGAGTCAAAGGCTATTGTAAATAAACTTATAGATCAATCAGAATTAGTTTACGATATCGAGAATGAATCATTTGGAAATGCAATTGAGCTAGGTTTACTTGATTCAACAAAGGCCGTGGAAGATTCGTTGGTTAATGCGATTTCCATAGCTACTATTTTAGGGACTATGGGCGGAATCGTAGTATTTCCTAGAGATGATGTTCATGAAAGAGAAGAGGCTAGCTTAGATAGTTTACATCATCGCAATGTAAGTATTGGACAAGAATAATGTCCAAAAAGACTAAAGTTATAGAAGTACCAGATTCAAAGACATTTGCCGATCATTTGGCTCTCACCTTTTTTCAAAATGAAGGAATTCAAATTGAAACTCAGGAAAATGAAGGTCCTATGGATGTCATATTCAGTATTCCTGAATTAAACCAAGAGTTTACTTTATGGCTTTGCGATTCACTTAGAAATAAAATATTTCCAGAAACTAGTTCTCCTCCAGATTCTCTTTTAAACTAATGAAAATAATAATAGAAACTCCTACTAAAGCCTTTATCACCGAATCTACGGTAGATGAAATGGATATTCTAAAGCACCAACTAACATATACTCACACTGGAAATCAACATCTTCTTAAAAGACATTACGATAACCATTGGTATAGAAGTAAAAATCCTGTAAAATGGGAAGAACAATTAGAAGATCTTAAAAGCAAACAAAAATTTACTTTAGTATTTGATGATAATGGTAAAAAATACATACGTCCAGGTTCGATTCCTTATCTTGAAAAACTTGACTTAAAAATAGAAAATAAAGTCAAATATCCTATTCCTAAAAAAACTCCTTTTACTAAAGAAATGCCATTTGAACTCTATCCCTATCAACAATTAGGATGGAAACTTTTATTGAAAGAAATGCATGGAAATGTAAGTTTTGCTACTGGAACTGGAAAAACGGCCACTATACTAAGACTTTGTAAAGAACTTGGTTTAAAGATAGCTATAATAGTACCTTCTAAGTCTATTTTTATAGAGATTCTTGAATTATTTGAGTACCATTTTGGTAAAAGTAAAGTTGGAACTTTTGGCAATGGTTCTAAAAAGATTGGAAAACAATTTACCATATGTATATCTGATTCAATAGTTAATATAAAACCTGATAGTGAAGAGTACAAATTCTTTAATAGCCTAGATGGTTTAATGGTAGATGAATCCCATACTTTTGGATCTGAAACTTTGGAAGAAATTTGTCATGGTGTTTTGGCAAATATTCCATATAGATTCTTCTTTTCAGCTACCCAAGGACGTGGAGATGGTACCTTAAAATTACTTCAATCTGTTATTGGAAAAACTGTTCATAGTATAACCACAAAAGAAGCTGTCGAAAAAGGTTATATTTGTTATCATGATTATTTGATAATGGAACTTGAGTCATCCAATCCCAACTTAGATCCTAAAGACGCTTTGGAAAGCAAAAGAGTCCATTTTTTAAGAAATAAAAACATTGCTGAATTTATAGCCAAATTTTGTAATGTAATGTGTCCTGCTACTGGAAAGCAAGTACTTATTCTTGTTGAAGAATTAGATCAAATTGCTTACTTAACAAAACTACTTACTGTACCTTATGCCTATGCTCATGCCGAAGTAAAAAAACCTAGGCTTTTAGAACTTAACATGTCTAAGGTTGATGTAGCTGAAAGTATTGAAAAATTCAACAAAAATGAAGTAAAAGTATTAATAGGAACAAGTTGTATAAGTACTGGAAGTAATATGTTTCCGGTACATACCTGTTTTAACTGGGTTGGTGGTACTTCTGAAGTCAAAACAAAACAGGGAGCAGTTGGGCGTAGTATTCGTAAATTATCTTCTAGTCCATATGCTAACAGATGTGTTCCTAAACCAAAGGCTACTATTATCGATTTCTGTGTAAAAGATGTGGATTTGATGAAAAGACATCTTTTAGATCGTCTAGATTACTATAAAGAATCTGGCACGTCAATACAATTCATCAAAATTAAGTAAATAAATATCTTGACTTCCATAACTCTATGATATATATAGAATATGGCTAATTCTAAGAAATCCTACCAATTTGATCAATCGTTTTATAAGTTAGCAGATAGTGTTACCAAAACGATTGCCAAAAACAAAGATGGTACAAATCAATGCCAACAATTAGAAGCTCTTCTAGAAGCTGAATTACGTTTTAAAAACGAGATCTTACGTTATAAAAGACAATCTAGAGAGATCTATAAGAAATTCTTACAAAAAATCTGTATTACCAATAAAAATATACTTTCAGCCCGTCCCTATTTTAGGGAGTCTGCAGTTAATTTTAGTAAAAACATTACCCCTGCAATTAAAGCCAATGATATCGAGAAGTTGAAGACTTTCGTTTTTAACTTTAATTTTATACAATTTGTAAAGCAAAATTGGCTTGGCCCATTTCCTAAACGTGCTGAAATCCTTTACAACAAAGTTGAAAATTGCCGTAGAATTCTTATAGAAAACAATATCCCTTTAGCTATTAATAGAGCTAAACTTTTCTTTAGAAAGACTCCCAGAGGCCACTTAGATCTAATGGATCTTATTATCATTAGTTGTTATGGTTTGGCTACCGGAGTCGATAAATGGTCAAAACCTCATCATTCCAAATCCTTTTCGCCCATGGTCATAGGGCGCATAACAGGTCCGACTATTGAAGCCTATTCACAAACGGTTCTACATTTCTTTCCAAATGATAAAAAGACTATCTATAGAGCTAATTCTATTAGGGGCCGTCAAGGTATAAAGGATATAGTAGAATTAACTGAAGCTGTCAATAAATCGTTCGTAGAAGATGCCAAGAAGGGTATGGGTATACCCCCTGTCGTTACTGTTTCTCAGCTATCAGAGCTATTACAAAGCGCGTCAACGGTATCGGCAGATACTGTAGTAAATGAAGATGGAACCCCAGTATATGGTTTTACGGCAGACACGAAGCCTTCGGCAGAAGAACAATATATAGTAGAAGAAGAAAAAGGGTCTGTGTATCTATCTATTAATAAGTTGCCATTATTGCACAGGAAAATACTAAAACTTCGTGGTTTAAAGTTTTAACTTGACTATTTATAGCACATTGTTATTATAATAAGAGGGAGATTTTATGCAGTCACTAAATAATCGTTTTATTCTTGAGCAATATGTAAAAAAAGAACTTAGGGCTGAAGTTTCTGGCGGAATAGCTAAGATGGGGCATAAAATTAGCCTTTGTCCCCTAAAAGTATTAGTTGATGCTAAATTATCCGATGGCACAATTATTCCTAAAGGGAGTACTGCATTCGTAAAAGAAGAATATTTACATAACAATTCTGGCATGGGGCGAGCTGGTGGGACTACGATTCCTTCTTTTAGTAATCAAGATATTTGCGATGAGCCATTTATTATCATTGACATGACTCAAATAGAAGTAATTAATCCTTTGGTGTAGAATGAATATTCTTTATGTTGGTGATCCGCATGTAACCGTAAGTAACTTGGAAGATAGTCAAAAGCTATTCCAATTTGTTTACGATACTGCTAAAAAAGAAAAAGTTGATAGGATCGTTTTATTGGGCGATTTATACCATACTCATGCCGTTGTTAGAGTTGAAGTTCAAAACTTTTGGAATCGTATTTTGATAGAATTGAGTGCAAATTTTGAGACCGTTGTTCTAATGGGGAACCACGACATGGTAAATCAAAAACTTATGACAAGTGAAAGTGCTTTGGAAGTTCACAAGCATATTAACAATACAAATTTAACCATCGTTACAGAGCCAGTAGTATTGGGAAATTTTGGATATCTTCCATACATTCATGATTCTAAAGTATTTGTAGAAACCGCCAATGAACTTGCTAAGAAAACGAATATTCTAATTTGTCACTTTACTCCTGATGGTGCTAAATATGAAAATGGATTCTATGCTCCTGATGGAATAGACCAAAATCTTTTGGATCACAAAGAGATTATCTCTGGCCATATTCATATGGAAGGTACTTATGGTAAAGTATGGATACCAGGAACTCCTAAATGGGATTCTGCCAGTGATGCTAATCAAAATAAAGGTATTTGGGTTTGTGGACATAATTCAGATGGCTTTGTGGCATGTAAGACTTTTTATTCCACTTGGGGAATAGTCACTCCTATTGTCAGTTTGATTTGGGAAGAAGGACAGGAGCAGCCCGAAGTCCCAACGGGAACTAAAGCTTCTGTCGAAATTATAGGCTCAAACTTATTTGTGTCTAAGGCTAAAGCCTTGTTTAAAGGAACAGCTAAAGTAAAAACTAAAGTAACAGATAGGGTTATTAGGGAAAATCGTAAAGCTTCAGCTTCTATTTTAGATTTCTTAGATAATAATTACAAAACTACCGTTAATAGGGATAAACTTAAATCCTATTTAAAGGAAAAGCAGTATGTCTAATTTAGAAGCAAAAGTTAGAGAATTAGCAAAATTATCCATTTTAAGTGATAGAATTTCAGATTTCCATAAACAAAATATGGAAACTTTTCCTCGTATTTATTTTAATGGTTTTAAAGAAGCTAGCATTGATTATGATCTTAAACGTGGTAATAAAAATTACGTTAATTATAGGATTCAATTAAAAGAAGGGTCAGAAAATCCTTCACTAGAAAAACGCCTAGAAGCTTTGGATAAATCTATAAAGAATCTATTTTGGAAAGAAGTTTCAGTATCTGTAGAATTAGATGGCAAAAGGGTATTTAGTTCTGAAGTAGAAGAGAACAAATAATGCGTGATTATTCAGAAAAACCACCAATTTTAATTAAACGAGTATCCGAATCATTAACTCAATCTCGTCGTAACAATGCACAAGAAGTAGCTGATATATTTAATAAATACGGTAGAACTCCTAAACTTAAGGTAGAAAAATGGATAAAGAACAAGAAATAATGCTTAAAAAAGCAGAAGAGTATTGTGGGACTTCCGAAGGTTATGTTACTAGCGATTATATAGCTGGATGGAAAGCCAAAACTCAATATGAAATTGATAAAAAAGAAAAATTTAATAAAGCAATTAAAGCTGCCGCTGATGAATTAATTGCAATGCCACAAGAAGAATTTAACGCTCTTTTAGGCAAACAAGAAACAATAGGATTTGAACCTTTTATTTGCAAAGACGATTCTGGTAAAATTAAGGAAGCAGTAGATCTCATCCATGAAGCTGAATATAGGCTTGCGGGAATGATGATGGGTACATTTATAAACGTTCGTGAATTAGATGGTAGCATTAAACGTGTATACCAAGAAGATTATTTTATGCCTACTTTGCGTAAAATGCAACAATTTATAGCAGAGAACAAATAATGTCCGACGATAAAAAAGATATCGTAGTTCAAAGTCAAACTTCAGGGTTTACTTTAAAAGAATTAGATGAAATTCAAAAATATAAAGAAGCTGGACTTCCTGATATCATTGACGTTACTGATCAAAAACTTATGTCAGCATTCAATATGAGATTGGATGGAATGCGTTTTCTTGAAATTGCCAGAATACTAGGCCTTAAAAAGGTACAAATAATGTACTTGGCCGATAAGTATAGTTGGCATGAACGCAGATTAGAGTTTCTAGATGGTTTTGAAATGCATATGAAAGAACAGATTCTAGAGCAAAAGATTCGCTCCCAAGGATTCATTCTTAAAGCAATGCATGTAATGAGTCGTCGTATGGGTAAAAAATTCGATACCTATCTTGCAACTGGAGATGAGGCTATAGGCAACTCCATAGATATGGAAGAAATGGCCCTATTCTTAAAAATGACCAAGACCATATCAGAATTAGACGCAGCCGGTATAGCTAGAGATCCTGAACAAAGGTCGTTAATCGGTATCAATCCAGGGGACGGTATAACTATTAAGAAATTATCTGACAATACCATGGAAATTACGCCTAGACAGAAATCTCATGCAGAAATGCTAGCAGATTTGGCTAAAAGTAAGAGAGAACAGAAAAAACCATAAAAATCCAGAAAGTTATGATATATCTAACTAAGTATCTAAAATATAGGAGAAACAAGTGAAAGTTAATAAAAAGACAATTCTAGCAGCCCTAACTCTAGCGACTTTGATTGCCATTCCAGCGGTTAAAACTCTAGGCAAGGATAAAGAAGTAACAACCCTTACCAGTAGCAATACTATTTCAGTAAATGAAGAAGTAGATCCAATTTCAGCGGCAAAATGGACACAGAAAGCTAGGGAACTAGATAAAAAAGGTTCGGCTAATGACCCAATCTATTTGGTTATGAATACTCCAGGTGGCTCTATCATGGATGGCCTTGATTTTATTGAAGCTCTTCGTGGCCTTCGTCGTCCAGTTAAGACTGTGACAATTTTTGCTGCCAGCATGGGCTTTCAAATCGTTCAAAATGCTTCAGGAGAACGCCTTATTCTTAAAAATGGCATTCTAATGAGTCACCGAGCAAAAGGTGGCTTTGATGGTGAATTCGGCGGTCAAGACCCAAGTCAGCTTGGAACTCGCTATGCTTTTTGGGTAAGTCGCCTAAACGAACTAGATCAACAAACTGTAGATCGTACCAATGGCAAACAAACTCTTCAAAGTTATCAAAAAGCTTATGCAAATGAAATGTGGAAAACTGGGACTCAGTCAGTAAATGAAGGTTATGCTGATAAAGTAGTAGTAGCCGCTTGCGATGCTTCACTAAATGGAACTAGTAAACGTACTGCTCAAAGTATGTTTGGTATCGAAATTAAGTACGAACTCAGCGATTGTCCTATGGTCACTGGTCCACTTAATGTAAGTGTCGCTATTCCTACCAATAGAGGATTAATGCCTGCTTCAGAATTTGAAGCAAAAGCTGGTCGTTTTGATGCTTATTGTTTACAAAGTGATGATGCGAATAAACTTTGTTCTCTTGATACTTCTCTAAGTGTTCAAAAAATCAATCAACTTGCTGATGATTTCATTCAAGGATATACTGCTAAGCAAAATAAAGTAGTATATATGACTATTACTCCATAATTATGCCTCTTATTAGATACTCTTGCGAGTGTGGTAAATTTAAAAGTAAATTTCATAGGGTTGGGACTTCTGCTCCAGCCCTTTTGTTGTGTGAATGTGGCAAAGATATGAAAAAAACTTTAAGTGGGCCAAGCTCTAATAGCTTAATAGCTATAGATAATGGTGTTCAAGCCCGTAGAGTTGAGGTTAATATTGATTCTATAAAAGATAATCAAAATAAAGCACGTTTTATTACAAAACTTAGAGAAAAGCCTTGACTTGATTATTGATTTTGTATATTATATTACTTAATGCTCAAGGTAAAAACCCTTAAATTTCAAAATATTGGTAGATTCATAGAAGAACAAGTAATTGATTTTACTAATCTTAATGGTCTAATTCAAGTAGACGCCTTTAATGACAATTCTAAAGGCTCTTCCGGCACAGGCAAAACCACCATATTCTTAGCACTAGAGTATCTTTTAGGAATTAATGATGTTCCTGTCACTATCCTTCAGTCGCGTCTAACTAAATCTTCATTATCTGTGGAAGGTGAATTTGATTTAGATGGTCAAGATATATTAATTTCTAGATCTAAAAAGGGTTTAAGTATCAAAATTGGCCAATCTGAACCAATTGAAGGGTCTTCTAAGTTAGCAGAAGAGGCATTGGATAATATTTTAGGAATGCCTAGGGATCTTTTTAGAGTTCTTTGTCATAAACGTCAAAAAGAGGGTGGATTTTTTCTTAATTTTTCGCCTAAAGAAACACATGCTTTTTTAGTTAACGCAAAAGGCCTTAAAGAACATACTAAAAAATCTGAAGAAATCGATTCAGATCTTAAAGGCCTAGTGGAATCTGAAACTAAAGCCCAAAGCACACTCGCATCTGCATTATCAGCCCTAGAATCGATCATAACGGCACGTTCTTCTATTGGAAAGGCCCCTGCTCCATCTGATGTAACGGAACGCCATATAGAGAATTTTAAGGTCTTAGTTAAAGAATGGCAAAATACAGTTACTATTACTGAAAAAGCCCATTTGAGCCAAAAAGAAGAGTTGAATAAAGAAAAACCAGTAATTGAAATTAAGCCATTTGATCGTTCTAAATTTATAGCAAATGATAGTGAAATAGCATCTATTCAGATCCAAACAAGAGCATTGGAACGAAAAGAATCAGAACGCCAAAGGTTGGCTACCGGTCAAGTAAGCTCACTCCGTATTAAGTTATCCGATGCTAAATTAGGTGTATCTAATGGAGATAAGGCTAAAATAGAAGCCCAAAGGCTTATTTTAGAGCTTAAAAAGATCAAAGAAGGTTTTTGCCCTACTTGCGAGCAAAATTGGATTACAGAATCCATTAAAGTTAAAGAAATTGAACTATTAAAAGCATTTGAAGTCCAAAAATCTCTAATATTGACTGGCCTTAATTCTTTAGAAGAAGTAAAGCGTTTAGAAGAACAAATTTCAATTGCATTGGAAGATATTTGCGCCCAAGTAATTCCTGGATATTTAGACCTTAACGAGAGAGAACAAGCATTAAAACTTGAAAATGCAGAAATAAGAAAACTTGAATTAGAACATAACACTAAAGAAAATCAAGTAATTAAGTTAGCAAATGATCCTTATATTATTAAACTTAATGAACTATCAAGTAAGCAGACATTAGAAATATCTGCATCAAAAGAATCCCTATCTAAAGTAAAAGAAGATTTGAACAAAGCCTCTCAAACTTTTGAATCTTCTAATGTCGCAATTAAGAAGTACAATGAAACATTAAATAACTTAAATTTACAAAGATCAGAAAAAGAATCAAATTTAATTGCAGCAGAAAATTCTATTAAAGAATTGAAAGAAAAAATAGAGATTGTTTCAGAAGCTAAAGCATTGGTTAAGAGTTTTATTTCATGCTCTTTTGATGAAGCACTTGATTCTATTGGAGATAAGGCTACTCAAATCATTCGTGGTGTGCCTAACATGGCTAATGCTACAATTCAACTTGAGGGCATCAGAGAAACTAAGGATGGTAAAGTAAAAGAAGAAGTGACCGCCGTTATTCATGTGGATGGCGAACAAAATGTTCCAATTAAATCTCTTTCTGGTGGAGAACGATCCGCAGTAGATTTGGCCATAGACTTAGCGGTAATTGATTTCTTGGAAGACGCTACTGGTAAAGGTATGGATATTTTTATACTAGATGAGCCATTTACGGGCCTTGACGCCATTAGTATTGAACAAGTTCTAGAAGTTCTTCAGGCATCCAATTTAAACAAGAAATTGATTATTGTAGACCATAATGATATTATTAAACAATTTGTACAAAACAAGATCATGGTTACTAGAATTGGCGATACAAGTAATGTAGAAATTTTAACATGATTATCGTTTGTAGTGGTGGACGAGATCATAAAAATAGAGATTTGATAAATAAAGTTTTAAATGGCTTAAATCCAGTAGGTGTGATTGTTGGAGATTGTCCTACTGGAGTGGATCTCTTTGTAAGAGAATGGTGCGTAGAAAATAAAGTGACACATACCGTATTTAAGGCGTATTGGAATCAACTAGGATTAAGCGCAGGCCCAGCAAGAAACAAAAAGATGGTAATGTTCGGTAAATCACTTGGCGCTGTTCTAATAGCTTTTAAAGGCAATAAAGGTACTAAGGATTGTTCTATGCAAGCTAAGGCAATTGGAATGATAGTTTTGGAGGCTAAGTGATTGATCCTAAAGAGAAACTTCATCAAGAACTCGTAGATTATGTTATGATGGAAGAGAACTTAGACAAAAAAGATAGGATTGCTATTCTTAAAGCAATTGTAGAAAAAGCATTTATTTTCGAAAAAAGCTTGCATTTTATAAATCACTCTGATATTCTATTAATTAGTTCTATATCAAAAGATGCTTATGGCAATCTATCTCTTCCCCTTTATATTGGTGAAAAAAGAGTAGAATACGATGATTTAAGAACCATAGCTCATATGGAAGCATTTATTTCCTATATGAATTTGAACTATTTAAGTAGAAAAGAAGTACAGATTAATTATAAAAGGAAATGATATGGCTAAAGCCAAATTTGTAAAAATTGAAATTAGACAAAAACCAAATACCCTAGGAATCACAAGAGGAGGAACTACAGAAGTACTCCTAGATGGAAAAAGATTAAAAGGGATAACCAGTGCTTCTTTTAATGTAGAGGCCGCTGGATTAGCAAAAGTAACATTAACTATGGTAGGCGATTTATCAGTTAAAGGTCAATTTAATGAAAATCAATATGAATTGGGTAATTTTTATCCTGTAAATTTAGTTCAAAATAAAGTAAAATCAAAAAAAAGGACAAGTAAAAATGGCTAAGAAATTCAAAGTAAAACTAACCAAAGAACAAAAATGGGCACAGGCAAATGAAGAATTTGTGAATACTGTTGTTGGACTATCCGTTTCAGATTTGAATGTAAAACTTTCAAGTCTTTCTAAAGATCTAGAAGAAGTTCATGAATCTGTAGAAAAACTTATGGAACCTGGCAAAGCAATGTATGAAGCGAAGCAAGCATACGATAATCTAAAAGGTCCATTCAATGATTCTAAAAAACTATTGAAACAGAAGACTAAGTATGTCTATCGTCTATTGAAGGATAAAGGCGGAAAATAATATGGTAGGGCATGTTGATCCAAGTAATGTTCTCATTGGATTTTTGATAGGAATGGTTATTTCGTTGGCAGCAACTGGAATTCTTATTCCTATCGCTTATCATGCTTTATCCAAAACTATGAAAGAAATTCATAATAAAAATAAGGATAATAATGATTTGCCCTAAATGTAAAGAACTTGGTTTAAAAAGTAAGGTGTATGGTGGAAATGTAGGTTTTTCCACTTGTGCTGGCTGGTAACCTTACTATGACGAAGAAGGCATTCATCATAGTCATAACCCTAATAGTAATACTTCCAGTCTTTATTGCTCCAATGGTCATAGAATCGTAATATCTAGTTCTAATAAATGTGTAAATTGCGATTATGGTCATGAAGAGACAATTACGGTTACTGATTTGCCACCAAATAACTTTATAACAACTACGAATGATATTAACTCTGTTGTAATAGTTGATGGCAGTGGAATGGTTTTAAATCGGAGTAAAATTGAATAAAATTAAAATTGCAATTTTGATAATTACTTTAATTAATACAATCGGTATTGGATTTTTAATATATGCATCACTAGGAAATGTAGCATGGCACAAACAGAATCAAGAAATGTTGTGCTCTATTGCTGAAAAAAATGGAGCTTTTAGTTGTCCAAGATAGAGCGTATTCTTGGGTTGGATATATCCACGAAAACAGGTTTTTCAGTTATTGTATCTGGAGAAAAGGATTTTACTCTAGAGGCTTATGGCAAAATAGATAAGACTTCAGAGCCTAAAGAAGCATATCCAGGATCATATGTAACATGGGCATACCAATGTTTTGGCAAGATAATTGAATTGATCGAACTTCATAAGCCAGATGTTTTGGTTATAGAGGAAACAGCAGGTGGAAGTAAGTCTGCTTATTCACAGAAGATTTTGGAATTTATCCATTTTCTTATGGCTAGATATATTAAAGAATCAGGTATTAAATCTGTTTATTATCAGACCGAAACATGGCGTAGAATCGTTGGTTGTATAATGACCAAAGAAGAAAAAGAGAATAATAAAAAAATAAAAGGTCTTAGAAAGAAGAATCCTGATATAAAGGTTATTAAGAATGAAAAAGGCAAAAGAATAGGCAAAATTGGCAGGAAACACGTAAACGTTCGCAGGGCCAATGAATTATTCGGTAAGTTTTTGAAAGAACCTCTCATTTTAGCAGATGAGGATCAGGCAGATGGATTGTTACTTGCGATGGCACACATATTAAGTAAAAAAAATGGGTAGACCTAGATTAAAAATTCCGGTATCTGATAGAATCGGCAAGAAAATTGGCTCTTGGACAATAATTGAATTGTCTAAAAGTAAAAGATATGTAGGCAAAAACTCAAAAGTAACTAGTTATGGCAAAACTACAATTTCTTGGTATTATAAATGTATTTGCGATTGCGGCATAATTAAAGAAGTTTTTTGGGGAGATTTATGTTCTGGAAAATCATTAAGATGCAGAGAATGCGCTAATAAAATGTTTTTACTTGATTCCCAAAAAGGAATCCGAAATTTTGGAAAAGATAACCCTAATTATCGTGGCTCTAAAGATATTCCAGGAAGATTATTTAGTAGAGCTAGGCATGGGGCAAATATTAGAGATATAAATTTTGAAATTACATTAAAAGATATGCAAAAACAATGGGAAAAACAAAAAGGATTATGTTATTATACAGGACTTCCTTTAATTTTTTTGAAAGAAAAAGAAACTTCTGATACCGGTAATAACATTAGTCTTATCGGTAGTTTGGATAGAATAGATTCTTCGAAAGGATATTCAATAGGCAATATTGCCTGGGTAAGTAAAACTGTAAATTATATAAAAATGGATTTACCACATGAATTGTTTTTAAAAACTTGTGAAATGGTTTATGAATATCATATGAAAAAGGTGGCAAATGAGCAACAAATTAATTAAATGGAATAATTCTGACCATGAGCCAGACCAGGAATTGGACGATTCTATGCTTCCAGCAGATCCTCCTGGATATACTCCTACTGAAGTTCATCAAACTCAACAAAGTGTAGATATTTTTGTTGATACCATTCAAAGTGGCGAAGAACAAGAAGAGCAAGATGATGCCATGATTCTTTCAAACGCTCGTTTGCGTTTAGAACAAGGGCGTTTATATGAAATGCTAATGACTACAGATGTATTCCAAAATTTGGAAGCAGATGAACAGGCCATCAAGAATGTTCAAAGGGAACTAAAGCGTTTTGCTAAAGATCGCATGGAAGTAATGCTTGGAATGAAAAAAGTAGAACAATCTGAATCTACTGTTTTTGCTCAGTTTAATTCTTTAGAAGTAGAAGTACTAAAGGTATTAGCTAAAAAGCTTTCAGGCGGCGCTTCAGAACATGTTGAATCTAGCCTTTCTCAACCACCTAAATCTACTAGTCTAACTCCCATCTCTGGGAAAGGAACTAGAACGACTAAAGCTTCTGTCAAAAATGCACTTGTTCCTAGTAAGTCAAAAGAGCCAGTAAAAGAACCAGTATTGACAAAGAAAATTGAAGACATGAGTTATGATGAAAAAATACAACATGCCAAAAATAGATCTGCTATCTATGAATCTAGAAAAACACCAAGTCCTACAGCCATTCCAATGCCATCAATTGATGGCAGTAATAATTTAGCTGCATTAAAGGCTGGTAATGCCGCTAGCAATGTAGCCTCTGCTTTACTAAGACGTTAACAAAACAACAACCCCAAGGAGATAGAATGTCAAAAGAAAACAAGAAAAGTGCAAGTGAACGTATTAAGAATCTAGAGGATACTACTCTAGGTGCCCTTCAAGCAATGCGAGCATTGGATAATGAACAACAAATTATCAAAGAAGCCCTAAAACTTCTTGGTAATAAAATTGATTCTATTGTTCAATTGCTAAATTCTAGTCAACCACTTACGGATGGCAATATTGGCAATCAAATGGTTCAAAATAAAGCTAATCAATTGGCCCAAAATACCGCTCAAATGGTGCAAACTGGAGTTTTGATTAAATCGGACACTGTAGATCAGAATTCTTTTGTGGTTGGTCGAGAAGTTGAAGATAATGGTAATGTTACTAATCCACGTATCCAATTTGTAGTAAGTTCTGCCCAAGATCATCTAAAGACTAAACTTCTAGGTGCCAAAGTATTGGATAAAATTTTGGTAGAAGAAGGTAAAGCCAAATTGGAACTTTTGGAGATCTATTCTATTAGTCAAGCT